CACATAAGACTGCACAGCATTTATGGTAAAAGACCTAAATTAGCATCAGCACTTAAACAAAAAAGATGGGTAGAAATACAGAGAGACAAATATGGCATGGTATGACAGATTCTTAGGAAGAAATGATGAGGGGAAACTAAATAGTTCTCAGCCTTACATCGCTTACGAAGAAGGTCTAGCAATAGACACTAGAGAAAAGAAAGATAATTATCGTTCAGCCTATGAAGAACTAGAAGTAGTTAATCGTGCTGTAAACATGATTGTTGACGATAGTGCGGATATACCATTTGACATTGGAGAAAAGATTAAAGGAATCACTCCAGTAGTTCAAAATATTCGTAGAACTAAATTGGATTTACTCTTGAATAAAGAGCCAAATCCTTTTCAGGATATTAATAGCTTTAAGAGAAATCTAGTTATTGATTTACTGATAGATGGTAACATCTTCATTTACTTTGACGGTGCCCATCTCTATCATTTACCTGCACAAAACGTTACCATAGAAGCTGATACTCAGACCTATGTGAGCAAGTATGTATATGATGGTCACATAGACTACTCCCCGAAAGAAATTATACATATTAAAGAAAACTCATTTCATTCAATCTATAGGGGAGTACCTAGACTTAAAGCGGCTTACAGAACAATGTATCTGTTAGACAGCATGAGAAAATTTCAGGATAACTTCTTCAAAAACGGAGCAGTTCCAGGATTAGTACTAAAGAGCCCTAATACACTTTCTGACAGAATAAAAGAAAGAATGTTAACAGCTTGGGCACAAAGATACAATCCAAAAAATGGTGGTAGAAGACCACTTATATTAGACGGGGGACTAGAAGTAGATAGTTTAACTAAAGTAAACTTTAAGGAACTAGACTTCCAACCGTCAATAGCCGCTAATGAAAAAGTAATATTAGAAGCTATGGGTGTACCTCCGATTCTTATGGACGGTGGTAATAATGCCAACATTAGACCTAACCACAGATTGTACTATTTAGAAACTGTACTGCCTATCGTTAGAAAAATGAATTATGCATTAGAAAGATTCTTTGGATTTAAAATTACTGAGGACGTACATGGCGTTCCAGCTTTACAACCAGAGTTAAGAGACCAAGCAGCCTATTACGCAACATTAGTTAATACAGGTATAATGACACCTAACGAAGTCAGGGAAGCAATGAACATGGAATCAATTGATGGACATGATGACTTGAGAATCCCAGCAAATATAGCGGGCAGCGCAGCTGACCCAAGTGAGGGTGGCAGACCACCTGAAGAAACAGAGGAAGAAACAAATGAATAAACCAGCAATTCTTAAAACACTACTGGAGTACTTTCTTGATAAAGGAAAGATACTTTCAATAGATGAATATAAAGCAGCACAAGACGCTCCAATGCGTTTTATGGTTGCTAAAAGAGCTTTTGGCTCATGGGCAAGAATGTCACAGATGATTGAAGCAAAAATGAGAGTAGATAATACTCCTATGCCAGCTCCAGCACCTGCACCAAAGGCAAAGCCAGCTTCTAAAAAAGCTGAAAAAGAAGGGTAAGTAACATGTCAGATAAAATCTTTCATTGGTCTTCCACTTTTAAAACACTAGGCGAAGATGACGATGGCAGCGTAAACATAAAAGGTTACGCTAGTACTAACGCATCAGATAGAGCAGGTGACGTGATAGACCACCAGGCATGGACTAAAAACGGAGGACTGGATAACTTCAAAGGTAATCCAATTATTCTATTTAACCATGACTATAACAAACCGATTGGTCGTGCAACTTCATTAGAAGTTAACGAAAATGGCCTCGAACTTGGAGCTAGAATCTCTAAGTCTGCGGGCGATGTAAAAGAATTAATCAAAGATGGCGTACTTGGAGCATTTTCCGTGGGTTTCCGAGTCAAGGACGCTGATTATATAAAGGAAACCGACGGATATATGATAAAGGATGCTGAACTATTTGAGGTTTCAGTTGTGAGTGTACCTTGCAACCAAGCCGCAATGTTCTCGATTGCAAAATCATTCGATTCTCAGTCAGAATATGATGAATGGAAAGCAGAATTTTCGAAAGAAGAAAAACAGGCTCGTTATATGGAAGCAGTAAATACTGAAGAAATTGATGCGCCACAAGCCGTGGGTAAAACCACTCAACAGGAGAGACATATGTCTACAGAAAAAACTACTCCAAATGCTGAGTTCGACTTAAAAGCATTCGCGGAAGAGGTGGCAAAATCAACTGCTGCTAAAATCGCAATGCAACAAGCAGAATCAAAAGCAAAAGAAGTAAGTGAAGCTGACGAAAAAGCTGCAAAACTGGTAACAGAAGTAGCAGAAAAAGAAGCCGAACAACAAAAAGTTAAAACAATTGTAAAAGCCGGAATTTCAGGAGCTGAACAGCTCATGAACGACGTTGAAAAACGCGTTGCTGAAAGACATGGTGATTTAGAATCAGTTGTTAAAGAACTACAAAAAGACCTAACAGAAAGAAAGGACGAGATTACCGCTATGCGTGAATCTAAGAGACAATTTTCTGATAGAGGTAACAGCGACTGGCAGAAAGCCTTCCAAAGCGACATTGATGACGCTTGGGTAATGGGACTTGCTACTGGTAAAGGCTGGAATACTAATATGGCACAAAATGTTATGCAAAAAGTGAACACACACTCAGGTGTGGACGTTGCTTCAGCTGACTTTGAGCAAACAGTATCAACAAATATTGAAAGAGATATTCAATTGGAGCTTGTACTAGCACCGCTATTTAGAGAAATCCAAATGCAATCTGCTACTCAAATCATTCCAATCATGCCAGACTCAGGTTATGCTGAATTTACAGCTAACCAAGTAGCATCTGGTAGTTCACCTCATGGTAACTTAGACCCAAGAGGCGATGCATACGATCCAGCTAATGGAGCCGGTATTGCAATGACTGAAAGAACACTTTCAACTAAGAAACTAATTTCACAATCTTACTTAGGTAATGAAACTGAAGAAGATGCAATCATGCCGATTCTTCCTCTAATTAGAGAGTCTATTATTAGATCTCACGCTAGAGGTATTGAAAATGCACTACTATTAGGAAACCATGCAGATGGTGTCTATGGTACAGGTGGAGCAGCTTTCGAAGGACTAGTCACAATGGCTGGTGCTAACAAAACTCAATCCGCTACTGCATTCGCATCTGAGTCTCTAACAGCTTCAATGTTATTGAATGCTAGAAAGGCAATGGGCAAATGGGGTATGAATCCTAGTGATGTAGTTTACATCGTTAATTCAACTGAATACTTCAACCTATTATCAGACGCAGAGTTCCAAGATGTTAACTTAGTTGGAAACATTGCAACAAAACTATCTGGTGAAATTGGATCAGTCTTTGGCTCTAAAGTCATAGTCTGTGATGAGTTCAAAACTCCAGCAGTAGGCAAATTCTTTGCTTGTGCTGTTAACGTTAAGAACTTTGTAATGCCTAGATTAAGAGGTGTTACTATCGAGTCTGACTACGAAGTAGCAAACCAAAGAAGAGTATTAGTCGCTTCGCAAAGACTAGGTTTTACCGACCTTATCGATGCTTCAACAGCGTGTCATACACTTCAGTATAAAGCTAGTTAATTAGTTTTAGAAATCCCGTGGTGGGGGCAGCCCCACCACACTTTTTATAGGAAAATATATGGCAGATTTAGTTACATTACAACAATACAAAGATTTTGCAGGACTAAAAAGTCTAGAGCATGACGCACGTATAAATGTAGTAATCGACAGTGTTTCCGAACTCGTCAAAAGTTATTGCGGTACTCGTCTTGTAGACCATGCTAGCACTAATAAAGTAGAGTATAAAACAATAAAAGATTCAATAGTACAAACTATAATACTAGATGAATCTCCTTTGATACAGGTAGTATCAGTAGAAGAAAGATTAAGTCAAGCTGACGCGTATACAACACTAATCACAGAAAATTCTGACAGTAGTGGAAAATACGAGTACATAGTAAATGATGAATCTGATAGCATAACAAGAACAAATAGTACCGGTACTGTATCGTGGCCTCGCGGTCCAAAATCAGTAAAGGTTACTTACAAAGCAGGGTACACAAGTACTCCTCATGATTTAAGATTAGCAGTATATGACTTAATTAAATACTACATGAAAGACGAAAGAAAAGAAAGAATGTCTATATCAGGAGCTACAGTAGAAAACCCACTGTCTTCAAGCCTAAGTGGCAATATAGGATTCCCAGATCATATCAAAAGAATACTGGATATGTATAAGATACATAGTTAATGTCTGTAAAAAATGTACAAGCTAGGCTTGATTTAATTCATAAACTAACAATTGGAGACGGTACAACAACAGGAGACCGAAGAGTTCTCAGAGGCTTAAGAAAAATACTTAATAAAGCTGAGACCCAAATAATATTAGATACAAAAGTTTTTTCTTCGCAATTAAATGCGCAGTACACCAGAAGAAACGGAAAAGGTCCTAGTAGTAATGTAATGGATAAGTATCAAAAGCTAACTAAAGAAATTATTGTAGCTTGGAAGAAAGAAATACGCTCAAACAAAGATGACTACATGATGGTCGAAAAAGGACAAGAAAGACTAGTATTTATAGTCCATGAAGGAAAAAATAAAAGAAATAACCCTAGAGATAACTATCAACTATTTAGAAAGAAGAACCAAGAAATAACACTTAGACTAATAAAGCTTCCTAAGTATAATCAACTCTTTAGAAATAGAACAAAAAACAAGAGTGGACAAAAAAGACAGATATTTGATGTAGGGCATGTATACTCGGTAACAGAAAAAGGAAGAGCAGGACTTGCAGCAGGTTTAGCACAAGATCAACTAACAGATGAAAATGGGTCTGAGTTAACAGCAGAAGATTTCCAAAGCCAAGACCAGTATAAACAATTAAAGTCTTTTCAATCCGACTTAGGATTATCTTCCGAAGAAGTACTAAAGGTAGATACTAGAGGCGGACTGAAATTAACAAATAGAATATTTTTACAATTAGAATCAGATACAGGAAACAGAGCTAAATCATCAAACGATAAAAAAGCTGGTAAAGATGTAACTGATATTATTAAAGATATTTTATCAAAAAAGTACGGAGGTAACTTACAAACAAGTGACCACCCAGGCCACTGGAAAGGCTCAGATAGCCCTATAGACCAAATAGCCAGTATGATTGTGAATACAAATGTAAAGAGAAGCATGTATGCTAAGAAATCAGCTAAAAACATGACTAAGTATAAAAAGCCTACAAAGAATATAAATAAAACAAGTAGAGCATCTAAAAAAACAGGTGTTCCAACGCAAAGAGCCGAAGTCTATGCAGCTGGAATAACACCAGAGATAGCTAGGCATATACCTAAATCAGGAGCAGAGTCTACTGAGAAAGGGCAAGGTAACAATGACTTCGCAATAGCCACAGCAGGCTTACTAGCAGTCAAAAGAGCGATTAATAAGAGACTTCCAGAAGAAGTCAGAAGAAATATGGGAAGACCTGAACTGAACTATATAACAGGCAGGTTTGCAAATTCAACAATGATTGAAAGTATAACTCCCTCAGCAAGAACATTAATGGTAAAATATACCTATAGGTTAAATCCTTATGAAACATTTGAAAATACAGGTAAGAGGAAATGGCCTTCAGGGTATAATCCAAAACCTTTAATCTCAAAAAGTATTAGAGGTTTAGCACTATCAATGTTTAAAATAACAGCACTAACTACTAGGAGAGTCTAATGGCTAATGAATACAGAACTGGAAGAAGCAAAGTCGTAGAAGCACTAGTAAACAAATTAAAAGAAATTGACGGGAGATACCCCTTCAATTCAAACATATTTAGAAACTGCCATGGCGGTATGGTCTTTTTAGATGAAATCCAAGAGTTCCCGAAATTATGCGTGGTAGCTGGAGATGAAACTAGAGAATATCAACCTGGCGGGTTTAAATGGAGATTCCTGAGTTTGGACGTAAGAGTTTATGTCGAAAACCAAGAAGATCCGCAAGAAGTCTTAGCTCTATTAATGGAAGACATTGAGAGAGTGGTAGACGACAATGATATGCTGATTTATGACGATACTGTCAGCCCAGCATTAACAACAACTTCCTTAACTTTAGGGTCAATGTCAACTGATGAAGGTGTTTTAAAACCACTTGGAATCGGAGAATTGACACTACAGTGTAGGTACTAAAAAAGAAATTACACAGCGGATAAACGTCTAGCTAAGTACTTTCAAAGAAAAAATAATAGGAGAAAGCAATGGCTTTAAATCTATCTAGAAATACCAAAGTATTTGTCAGTTCAGTAAATGGGTGTAATCCCGTTGATGGCGTCAAAGGTGGTATAAAGAATGGAAAAATCTCTAATGGAGGAACAGGATATAGTGTCGGAGATATTATAACTTGTGATACCACTAGTGGTACTGGTGAAGACGCCAAATTTATAGTGAAAGCTGTAAACTCTGGAGTAGTCACTAAGGTAGCGATGCCTAATAACTGTAAAGGTAAAAAGTTTATCGCAACTGAAACAGCGGCACAGGCTACTAATGCAGTAGTAACTGGTCTAGACCATAGTGTCACATCCAGTGGTGAAGGTTTTATCTTCACAGTACAAGCTGTAACAGCTGGTACAACAGCGGATGGCGGAAGAATAGGAACTGGATTGTTCAAAGGAAATGAAACGGATGCTAACACATTCAGACTTGGTGTATTAGATGGATACAGCTTCTCACAGGGAAGTGATTCAACTGACGTAACTATATCTGAAGCAGGTGCTACGCCTAACAGGGGTTCAAAAAGATTCAATGACTCTTTACCACCTGCAGAATGGTCATTTGGCACATATGTCAGACCGTTTGTACATGGAGCAGCAAGTTACAGAGCAAATGGTACATTTGACTGTGTAGAAAATGTCTTATGGGCAGCACTATCAGGAACTGGATTACCAAACGCAACCGAAGCCACTGACGGCTCTGGTGTATTTGTTAGTACTTCAGCTGTAAAAGGTTCATTATGTAACTTTACAGAATCAGACGTTCACGAACTTATGAAACTAAGTATTTATTTCGCACTAGAAAATACAACATACAGGTTGAATCAAGCACAGATTAACCAAGCAGAAATTGACTTTTCAATCGATGGTATAGCACAGATCACATGGTCTGGTAATGCTACTACTATTGACCAAGTAACAGAAGTTTCTGAAGACCCTACGTACGCAGTAGAATTTACTACTAGTGATCAAGGGTCTGACGCAGACCTTATCGCAAGTGCAGTTACTTTGAACGCAACTTCAAAAGCACTGGCTGATAAAGGCGATAACGTTGAAGAGTTTAACTATGTAGATACAACTGGCCCTTCAGACGCAGATTACCTAAGAAATAAACTTTCA